GGAAGTGGCGAATCACACTGATCCAAATACTCATCACCGCCTCTCGTTTGAGGTGTGTAATCTGGATAGTACGTGCGATTAAGTGATCTGTAACGAAACGGGCGGCCATGATCCCATATTCCCCAATGCCTATACCGTCTGGCATGGGCCAATGATAATCATCAAAGATCCAAGCGAGCAGATCCTGTTCGCCAACATGAGGTTCCCACTGCTCAATCGCGCTAACCACGTCATCTAGTTGCTGGGTGACCATCACCGACTTCAGCCCCCGGATGCCGCCCCCATGAGCGCGCATGGCCATCCGTATTGCAGGAAGCAAGTTAGGAGTCAGCCTAGCCCAACTGCCACGTAGGCTACTGGCGACGGTCTCCTCCTTACGCCCTAATTGGAATAACGCTTGAGCCACCACTTGTTTTGGCACGTTGGGGACTAGCAGAGATGGTGCCTTCTTCAAGCGTGTATAGCGGGTTTGCCACACACTGGAGTTATACACCATACTACGCTGCACAATCTTCCGTGGCCAACACTTCGAGAATGCGGTAGATACAATACTATCCTCCAGAACTCTCCTCTGTCGTGTATCAGGGAAGAAACCCAGTCTGGGAATCTCATTTATCAGATTATGCACACCAGCACCTACAAGGGGGAGGGTCGTCGCTCGCGGTGCGCTAATGGGGCACTCTTGAGCATTGAGGAAGCTCGTCGCACTCCATGTCACTGAAAAACCATTATCGTGATAAAGGCCGCAACCATTGTAATCTGGATGAGTATTCAACCATATTGCTGGGGGCGCGCCAGTCCTCCCGTTCGCACGCAACCCACATAGAGGCCGCACAAAACCTGACCACAATGTACTGGGAGACACTACGCTACCGCGGCGTGACATCTTGCAAACCTGGTCCCACAAAGCACGAGCCGAGTCACCTGGTTTACCGGCGCTGCCAAGGTCCCACTCCCCAGATACAAGGTTGGGCAGAGTCCGATTGAGATACGCATGTAAACCTTCCTCAGAGTACTCTACACGAAGGAATTCACCGCGATGGTCTAATTCAATCTTGAGTCCCTGACCGGTAAAACCCATGGCGTTAACCATATCCGACAATAGCGCGAGGTGCGACCACTGCGGTCCAGAGTAGAATACGTCATCCCCGAGTTTATGGTCAATGTTAGTGGTCACGGGCACACCCCACTCATGCAGCAGATCCTCCGCGATACTCATATACACTGTATTGAATATTGTGTTGGTAACTGTTGTAAGGCGCAGACCAGTGACGAGTGCGGTGTCTGCTACACCGACCGTGTCCGATGCAGGGTCGACGAGCACGGTATGCAGACGAGCTTGACTGAGGAAGTCACCTACGCGAGTGTAGTCTGAATGCACAGCGATGCCTAGTGATGAGCGCGCCTGTCCCAGACGTTTAACCAAATACGCTTGGTGTACGAGCAGATGATAATAGTTAAAATCATGGAAGTCATAGCTCAATATCCAATCCCCGTCACGCACGGCGGCGAGCCGCTTAACACAAGACACCACAGCTGGCAAACCACCGTCAGTGATCTGCATCCCCATCACGCCAGTGAGCCCCTTCTCAAAGCCCTCTGCTAGGTAAGCCTCAAGATAATACATACCGTTGAGAGTGTTCCACAAGTTGCGATTTTTGCCGTTCTCGAACTTATGCACAGCTTTCGAGAATGTTACTGGGTTACGCTGTAGTACCCACTCCAGAAAGGCGTCATCCAACTCCGCAGCTAATGCAAGCTTGGTGGCATTCACACGCACTGGTTTACCATCGAGGTCGTTCACGTAGAGGCGGCTGCCTGGGGCCGACCCTGACGCGCACCAGGAGACACGAGTACGCCAGAAATCTCGTAGACTTTGGCAACTCGCCGAGGTCTTGACTGACACCGCATCAATGATCTCGTCTATTCGAGACCGAATACGTTCACGCAAACCTGCTTTATCCAGTTCCGGTCCTAAGACGCCCGGGCGTATCAATGCCTGTTCCGGTTCACCCATGGTACGTACGACTATTTGATCCCGGAAGTCAGCATCGTATAGATCCCTATTGTCAAGGTCCATCAAATACTGCCAGTGTCGTGCCCGTGCCCCAGTGACGTAGCCAGCCGTCGGAATCCACTCATATTTCCGCGCTAAGACATGCACGTTCTTTAGCAAACTGCGGCGGTCGCTTGGACTCATGCAAGACACACGAACGCTCTCCAACCACGCTATCACTTCTTGCGCCTCAGGATTGCACCACGCGAAAAGGCCCCATGTTGCACAAGACAATTCCGTTGGATCACACAGTGTCCACGCAGCACGTAAGCTGAGCGGTTTCACTGCATCCGGCAGTACCGACCACAGCATCTCCCAAGTCACACCACGGCGCACCTTGACCTTTGGGTCCAACGCTCGCGCATAAGGTGGGCAGGTTCTGGGAACGGGTTCACAATTAGCCGAGAGATGACTCAGCTCCAACATAGGGGTCAGGTCACAACCTAGTAAACGGAAATCACTACCGGGTGCCAAAAAAGGTCGGCTAAGGATGCGAGCTATCGCACCTTGTCGGCCTTCCATCTCGAAAGGCATGTCAAAGGGCAGAGTTCCATAGTCTTCATGAAAACTGATCAACTCTCCGGGCGAATACTTCGTCGCTGTAGCCAACTCAGCGCCCCAATCGGGATTAAAAAACCGGAATTCGGTTATGACCTCGCGTATTGGTGCGCTTAATGTCCGCGACGACAGTTTTCCAAGCACCGCCCAAATTAGTTTCCCTGTCCCCGGATCCGTTTGCTGGGCTCTACACCTGCACCGCGCGCCACTGCTGCCAACATGTCTTCGGATGACGCTGACGGTGGTGCAACATACTGTTGAGGTACGGCGACTGGTTTACCTTCCACCTCTCTGGACACCAACTGTGGAGCCGGGTGCGGCACAGCTTTCGCAGGTTCCCCAGGTTTCCTTGGCCGTGCTGTCACCTCATCCACTGCGCTGCGCGTCGCCCCCTCTTGAGCTACAGCTTCAGCGTACGACTTAAGGGGTGGTGCGGCCTCAGCACCAGCTGATTGCATGCGTTCACGCTCTGCCCTAGACTCTTTAATGGCTTGTGTGATCAGCTCATCATCAGTGGGGCCCGACTCACCAATGCTGGGAGCCGAAGTCGCCGCACTCAGCTTCTGCTGTGCCATCTGATTGGCTCGGGAGGCTGGGGGAGTACTACGCCGGACCGCTTGATCCCTCGCGCCAACGTCAGTAGTTGGAAGGCGCGCAAGAGCGGCGTAGGCCCCAGAATTAACCTCATGACTACCCACATTGCGTACCATGCGTTGGCGAGGACCGAATGACACGCGCGCCCGTCCACGTTTGGCGGAGACGGTGGTCCATCCTGGGCGTGATGGTTTGGACCGTACGTGAGTTGAGTGGCCCGGCTCAACGAAGTCCGCCATAGAATTGGCCTCAGCAACCAACTCATTGGCAGCCACTTCCACTTCCAGTGTGGGACGCTCCACCACTGCCACCGGAGACGAAAGCTCAGCCCCTGGCGACATGACGTCATACAAAGACAAGTTGGGTAGGGTGCGCACTACACGCGTTGGATCGTCGGCCATGAACCCATTCCGCGCAACAAACGTACGCACACGAGTGACATCTGGCCGATGCTGCAATACGTCGACCAACTCATGACTTTTCTTATTTGGATTGATCTTGATCCCCCAAGCCATGTTGGTCTCATCTATTTCGTTCCAAGTAGGGAACTGTCCCGGGACCAGGACGCCGGGAAAATTGGCCTGATCAGACCATAGCAAAGGCAAGTAGCTCGGAGCTGAGGGAGGATCGGCAACATAGGGCTTATTCCAGTGACCCCGGAGCTGCAAATAATAGTTCGCCCCATGCCCCGCAGCAAGATGCGCCGCCCCATTAGCCTGCCCGCCATCACCCAGCCACACATACTGGTCTAACACTGGCAAACTACGGAACAGCCGGACGAAACTGGCCTTCATTACCCTATCTCGGAGGGGAGATCCACGTGACAGGTCACTCTTAAACGTCGCGCCGGGCCCAGGCAACGCATAGCCCTCCGGCATCATCAACATCACTTCGCAAACCTCATACCCCAACCATGGTTGCGGGGACCACATTGGATAATACATCCCTGAAGTTTGACCATCTCCACGTACACCGTGGGCCGCGCAGTCGAGTGGCGCCGCACTGAGCGTGAGAGAGTATGGAATGAAACCAAACACGTGTGCACATGTATTCGCCACAAGTCTATCAAATTTACTCACTGTCCGAGACGCGCCCTCTTTGGCCTGAAGAGCACTCAGGTGCTCACTCCCCATACCCGCAGCGAGCATGTCACAGGTGACGTTGGCCACCATCAACGTGATTGAGTGGGACTGACTCAACGCAACATAGTAATACACCAATTCCTGACGCAACACAGAGGTACGGGTGATCAACAAATCGTTCACCACAGAGCTCGAGTGCCGATTGTCATAAAACGGCCGCAGATACGCAACCAAGGTGTTATCACGTGCGAGTGGCCAGTGTAGGGCCCTACCCAAGCGCTCGACGCACGGGGACGGTGCGTTGGGGGACGCCACATTACGCAGCGCGTTGGCGTATGGGGCGTTAAAGGCGAGTGCCACTGCGACCTCCAATCCCTGCAAGGCATCGCTGTAGGACCCAGTTCGATCAACAAACAGGCGGGCCATCGACAGCATCTGCGTTGTGGAGATGGCGGCAGGGAGACCGACAGCCCCAACATTCCCCAGACCACCATTCAACCACGCGACTGATCCAGCGCCGGGAACTGAGACACAGTCACACACAAAGTGTTGATTGTTGGCGGCCGCCACAGAGTGCACCTGCTGTGGCCACGGACTTGCAAATTGGCGGACGAAGCCTGCAAATAGCGGATCTCGGCTACCTGGGTCTGACATATCCATTAGGAACACATCACCGCTGACGACACCATCTAAGTTCGCTGTGACATAGGCAGTGTCTGCTGAAGCCAAAGAGTTCGAGAGCTCAACCACCGCAGCTAAAGCTCCGGAGGGCCGGGTGGTCACGGGCACCCCAGCCTTAGCGTAAGCTACCTCCAACTCCTTGCTGATATATCCGAGCCAGAACTTGGTCCACCACTGGCAGTATGATCCACCGTTAGAGGCTACATCAATGATGGGCCATAATTGCGGGCGCACGTTTTGCTCAGTCACATAGCGATACGCGGCGGCGTGCGAAGCCACCGCCTTCATGGACCGTGCGGGTGTGTCTGCGCGCAGCAGGTCCCAACCTTCTAACCGCGTCGCTCCAAGGGGTGTGCCGTACTGTGGGGCTCCGCCAACTATCATCGCCTGTTGACCTGGGGCCCGCAACACCTGAACTCCCCACTCGCGTCTCCGACTGGCACGGGAGCCATCTACCCCGTACTCCTTGTACTCCATACTCCGCACCAGAGACTCCAGTCCGAACGCAGAGTTACCAGAACTCCCGGCGCCGAACTCCCACTCCCGGCCACTCCATTGGGACTCAGGCTCAAACATTGCTGGACCATAATGGTTACGGGCGTTACCTGAGATCAACAGGGCGACGGCATCGTGATACAGGGTTGCAAGGGGTACACCATTAGACAGGTCTTCCAAGGTGCCCTTCGCGGGATGGGGGACGGCCCCAAAAGCTTGGGATGCGGGTGGATTTGGGAGGATACCACCCGTGGTGCCAGCGGAAACCTCTCCGTTGTCAACCACCCCTTGGCCGCAGAACATAAAACTGCGGCTGAGGTCCAACTCCTCCGGACCACTCAGCCGCAGCGAGTACGTTCCCGTACCACTCTCCGATGCTCGCAACAAGCATCGTTCTCCGCGCAAGGTCACTTGGACCTTCGCATTTAGCGAACTTTCGTCCGCTAACAAGTAGGCGTCACGTGCCTCAGCGTTTGTCAACAAAGACAAGATGCGGACATCAGTCTGCGCCAGCACGAAGGGCCACTTCCAGCACCCATGCGCGCCACGAACAGACATGATCTCGACAACGTCCTGACGTCGACAATCACGCCACGCTGGAGCCCATCCAGAAACCGGTCGCAGTGTAACAACCGGCACACCCGCCATGCGATACGCATAGAGAGTGACCGAGGGACACTCGACCACCAAAGAACCGTCGAAAGCCGCAGCCTCACAACGGTCCCACCCCCTCTCCGCGCACAGCGCGGACGCTGCCAACTCGGCGTCATGAATAAAGAACATCCTGGTGGCAGAAAGATCGGCTAGTTTCACTATTTAGTGTCTACACTCCGTCGAAAGAAAGTGAAGATTGATAACGTCTAGCTTCTCAAATGAGTCGAGCGGCGACGAAAAAACCACTCTAAGACTTCGGTGAGCGCGTAGGTCACCGGCTGAATTCACCCTCTTCCGAAAAATAAGCGAAGAGTCTGAATTCCCGAACTGTTTGGGCTCCCATCCCGGCTGGACTATTCGTTTGGCGGCTGTAGTCCTATTTGGAGCACCGCTCATGTGAGGTTGTAGTCTCTCCACCAGTTGTTGGCTGGCACGTTCGACCCCGGGTCTACCACAACATTGAATGTTGCACTGCCCCCAGGGCCTACGTTAGCTCATCGGCTGTCGGCAGGCCCAGATCCGAATCACACCGGGATACCATCCCGTTATCCTCACCCTCTCCACCGTTTGTTACTCGGTGGCAAACGACCCTAACATTTTACGATCCAAGATCGAGGGGGCGTGTGTGGTTAGCACCCGACCCTAGTTCCGTTCCTAAAACACACTGTCCAACAGTGATTCCCCCGCCAAGAATGTCCCACGAACGCGAATGGAACGGGTACAGATATCTGGTCAAAGTTGGCCAAGATCTCATCTGTCAACTGGCTCCAAGTTAGAAAGCTACTGCCCTCCCTCGGTAGTGAACGAGTATCGATCACGCCAGTAAGAACCCCAGGCGACGCGCCTGGGTGGGCTTTGGCAACCCGAAGTGGTGCCCTTTCGGGC